CGAATTCTTCGTCAAATTTCTTTTGATTTACTGGTCTGGGCCAGTCGCCTTTACTCATTCTCTACCTCGTATCTTAATTTTCTTAAAAACCAATCTGCCTTTTCTAAATCCTCTAAACCATTTTTTTTCTCATACCGCCATAGATATTTAATAATACTGGCTTTGAGATACCCTCTAAATTGTTCTGGACTAAGACTGCTTTTGATAGCATCAATACACTCAACACCGCCAAACTTATAATGTTCTGGATCAATCTTGCTCATCTTTCTTTTTCTTGGGATATGCTTTCCACAATGCTTCGTTATAATCTTTCTCCGCCTTGCGATTTTTTTTCTTTCTTCTTCTGATAAAGCTCATAACTTAACCGCCAGGATTGTCAAAATAGAAATTAAAAGTATGTTGCTCATTAGCAGTAATAAACCTAACAATGTGTGATACCAAATCCAGCGTGTTGCATAAGCGTTCTTTATAGATAAATCGTTTGGATCGTATTCTTCTTTTTTCATAGTTTCATATTATTTAAAATGTGAGCAATAACATCAACTGTCCACCCATTACCAAGCATTTTATATCTTTGCGTATTCGATACATGGTTCGTGTAATTATCTGGAACTGTTTGCAATCTTTCACACTCCAAAGGCATGAGCTTACGCCATGATAGGTTTTCAAACCTCATAAAGTTTTGTGAAGCTGTAGTTAAAGCGTTGCACTTATATTTCATATTTCTGCCACGCCTAGTTTTAGAATTAGGAAAATTTATATCAAAGCAATCGCCATCTTCAATGACTGTATAACCTTTTTTTGTAGCTTCTGCTATTAACAACTGTCTTTTTTCTTTATCTACAACAATACGTTCTTCTTCTACAACATCTTTAACCACTACACTATCTTTTTGCACAGTCGTTAAGCTATTAGACTTACCACTTTGATTCAACTCTAACTTTTGCTCTGTCGTACCATCTTCTTTGTATCTACCTCGCCAGGCACCAGATACAA